TTCGGCAGATTGGCAAGCCATCATATTTTCACGATAGTAGCAAACTATGCTGATACGCTCAAATGGCTTCTTTGCTTTAAAGTCTACATTGCCATGCCACTCATGCACGTTAAAGAAACAAACATCAGTGGTTCTGACATCAAATCCAATTCCATATCTAGGCAAACAGGTGTACCCACCTTCAAACTCACCAGCTTGCAATACTGCTATATTGCCAAGACCGCCCTTGAAATCACCAGCGTCACAATGAATTGCTGTTCTAAAATTTCGATTGACTGTAACTGTTGTGAAAACTGTTTCAGCTATTCTGAAATCTGGGCTGGTTTCTTCCCATACTTTTCTCTGAGCTTCCCATCTATCAGGGCATGATTTTTTGAACTCTTCAGATATTTGCTGGATATAAGGCACAGCCTGTTTGAACTCTGCCATATGATGCTGTGTCCAAGCTGTTGTTCTACAGTAAGGCATGCGAACACTTCTATCAAAGTATCCAATGATACCGCTTTCAACACTTTTAGCTGTAGCTGTTTTTGATAAAGTGCCGTCTTTTTTTACCCTTTGAAACTGTTTGGCTTGAGATTTATTATTCCCGACAAACCCTTGATAACTAAATTTAGGGTCATTATTAGGGTTAAAGTACCCCGCCGCATCACCCCTGTTGTTTGTTACATGGGCGGCTTTTCTTAACGCTCCATATGCTTGCTTGCATACCTTGGGGTCAAGAACGCCCTTACGAAAGAAAAACAATGGATTGCCTTCAGCGTCATAAGCATCGCAATCGTAGTCAATTAATGTGTGTATTTCTTTTTTGTCAACAAAAGTGCCAGCGCGTTCCGCAAACTCTTCAAAACTGCACTTGGCCTCTACTTCAACTTTTTTGGCTGTTGTGAGCATTCTCTATCACCTTGAAAACAGTATCGGTCATATTTTCAGTACCCATTGATGATTCTAATGCAGCGCACATTTCCCTAAACTTAGGCTCTGTGTCAGTATTTAGATACAAGTGAACCATCTTGACGTTAGTAATTTCATAATCACCCAACACTTCTTCAACTGGGTCATCGTCATCAACTTCTGTAGCAAATTGTAACAATGCGTCACCAGACAATCTAGCTATTTCCTCAAGACTAAATCCAGTTAGCTGCATATCAAAGTCATAATCAGCTATTGCAGCTAACTCAGACTTGAGCATATCCCTGTCCCAAGTTGACATCTCAGATGACTTGTTGTCCATCAACCTGAATGATTTTTTTTGAGCCTCAGTAAGATTAACAGCCACATTAACTGGAACCGCCTCTAGCCCTAATTCTAATGATGCTAGATGCCTTGTATGACCCGCTAATATAATATTATCTTCATCAACAACGATGGGTTGCCTAAACCCATATTCCTTAATACTAGCCGCAACCACTGAAACAGACTCACTGTTGTTTCTTGGATTGCTCTGATAAGGCAGTATGTCCTCTGGACTGACTAATTTAATATCCATAATTTTTCCTCTGAAAATTTACTGCCTAATGAACGTATAACAATTTTGGCTTAACTACAACTCTGGGGTTCAAAATTATGAACGCATCAATCTCATGCTTCATTTTGTTTTATAAAACTAAAATTTATGACAGTTTGTTTTTTCTTGTTCATTAGAAAAGATGGCTTCATGTAAAGTGACAGTTCAGTTTTTAACCTTCAAGTTAGTTTTTTAAACTAAAATATTGACGATTGATAATTTCTTGTTCACAATGATTATTCATTCTCTACCTAATTGGGCGGCATATCCCAAGTATGCCGTCCTTTTTTATTGGGCGTTAGCGTTGCTTAGAGCCTCACTGAGAGCCTTCACACCTAATCCATACAACCTGTCAAAAAAAACTTTAGCGCAATTTTCTTGCTCTACCCAAAGTTTTAGAGCTATATCAAAAAAAAATCGAAAATAACGAAAAAAAAGGCTTTTCTTTCTGAGAAATGTTTTTTATAACAGACTTATTGGAGGGTTCGAGAGCGAACCGATTTAACCTACGGAGATGAGAATGAAATACACAGTCACACAGTTTCAAGTTAAGCCACATTTAGATACGCTTGGTAACTTCAAAGATAAAAATATTGAAAATCTTTATCTTGATGGAATGATGTACGGCAAAGTTCATCCAGCAACATTTCTAAAGCATCATGAGGTAGTTTGCGAAATTGAAGCAGACGATTTAGATGACGTTTTCCGCATCGGGAATATCGGTCCTGAATCATCAATCAAGCGCATCAAGAAAATGACTTCAGTTTCAGTTGGCAACGTGATTCGTGATGACAAGGGTCAATGCTTCGTAGTCAAGGGTTGCGGTTTTGAGCGTTTAGGGGAGGTGGCGTAAGCCACCCCCAGAAGGGAGAATGATTATGAAAATCTGGTCAAACAAATCCATGCAAGCTAATTTTTCTACGTTTGATGTTAATGAAAAAGTCGAATGTGTAGATAAAGCAAATTGGTACAACGGCATGATTTGCACAATCCTAAATGAGTTCCACAATGGGCATCATTGGTTTTCTAAAGTTCAGGTTGACGGCACTCATGTTGAATTCATAATTCGCAATGACCTGATTCTTAGATTTGGTGAAGCAAGACCAAACAGTTAATCCGTAGGAGGGATGTGTTAGAAACAGGCATGACAGGAGGTAGCCTGACACAACCCCAAATTTTTAACCACTACCTGTTTAAAAGGAGAATGACATGAGACAGGGTTTAGACTTTCAAACACTAGCCGCCAAAATACAGGCAACTTCTAAAACCGCAGAGGACTACGTTGTATCAGGCAACACTCTGAGAATGACAGATGATGGCAAGGACATCATGCACAGCATTCCTGACATCCAGCCTTATTCGACTGTCACTGATGTTGCTCATGATCAGCTTGCTGGGCGTTTGGGCATACCCCGCGCTTATTATAAAAAGATGCGTGAGGAAAACACTCAGTTATTAGCTGATAATGTAAACTCTTGGCTTGATGGCTCAGGTGACCATATGCTGAGACTTATCAACAACCATGAGTATGACAATATTGAACAAGGCACATTCACTCGTGCTGTTCTATCAAACCGCTACCGCCGTATTGACAATGACCAAGTTATTGAAGGTCTGATGCCAAAGGTTGCTGAGAGTGAGTTTGAAATGCAGTCATGTGACATTACCCCATACAATATGTTTATGAAACTTACCTTCCCATTCGCTCAAGCTGAAGTCGCAAAGGGTGATGTCGTGGAAGCTGGGGTTATGATACGTAACTCTGAGGTTGGATGGGGTTCATGCTCAGTCGCTCTGTTTGTACATCGCCTTGTTTGCACAAATGGCATGGTTTTACCTGAGACTATTTATCAGGCCAGAAAATATCACTCAGGACCTAAACTGATTGTTGATGATGAGAGCCGTGAGATTATATCTGACCGAACTCGCATGATTGAAGACCAAGCATTCCTTTCAAGTCTGCATGACATCATCGACACTGCCAGAAACCCAAAGACAATCGAAAACATTGCTGGCAGCTTCAAGGAGGCTTCTGAGGATATTATTGAAGGTGAGGTCAAAGAAGTTGTTGAACGCCTGTCTAAGAGGCTTCTAATCACCTCTGGTGAGCAAGACAGTGTCTTGGAGAACCTTATCCGTGATGGTGACTTGAGCCGTTGGGGTTTTGCTAACGCTGTTACCCGCGCTGCCCAAGACAGCAAATCATATGACAGAGCCACAGAGTTAGAAAAGCTAGGCGGCAATGTCATTGATATGAGTTCAAATGAGTTTATGCGGTTAGCTGCTTAATCATTCCAATACTTGCGAGGTAGGGCATTTTGCCCTGCCTCTTTTTCTTCGTAAATTCTTTTGACAGTATTGTATGTAAATTCAGCCTCCCCAATCTCACCATACAATCCCTGCTCTCTGACCTTCCTCATAATTACTTTTGTGATACCCTCATCAAAGTCACGATGAATAACCATCCCAATATCGCACATATTATTCCAGTGCGCTGAACCCGCGACCTCATAAAGAGATGGCGCATTGTATGAGCCTGACTCACTGCGATATAATTTATGCGGGTGAGCAACCATCCAGAATGTCACGTTATGAGATGAACAGAACTTTTGACACTTGGCAATCACATCTCTTATATGC